GACCTAGTCCAACCGGTGGTGGTGGTGGCGGACCTGGTGGCGGAACTGCTGGAGTTGGTGGAACTTCTAGTAATGCATCAAGCGCAGCAGCTAATACTGGTAGCGGAGGTGGTGGTGCAGCATATAATAGTGGTAGCCAAGGAGATGGTGGAGCTGGCGGATCTGGTATAGTTGTGATAAGGTACAAATTTCAATAGGTAAATTATGAGTGAAATAAAAGTAAATAAAATTAGTCCACGATCCGGAACAACGGTAACCCTAGGTGATAGTGGCGATACGTTCACAATTCCTAGTGGTGCAACAATTTCAAACGCTGGAACTGCAGCAGGTTTTGGTTCTACAGGTGAGATATCTTGGGACACAACACCTAAAACAGGAGACTTTACCGGAGTATCAGGAGTAGGATATTTTGTAAACACAGCAGGTGGAGAAGTAACCATAACTTTACCAGGTTCACCAAGCGCAGGAAATGTAATTGGTGTTTCTGATTACAATAGCACAGCAGCAACAAACTCTATTGTCATAAATAGAAATTCAAATAAAATAAATGGTGGCACAGATAATCTTATAATAGGAAAAGCCAATTCAGCAATTCAATTAGTTTACATAGATGCAACAACAGGTTGGCAATCTGTGTTTACAGGAAACCCATCAGATATAACAAAACAATATTTAGTTGCTACAGGAGGAACTATAACTGAAGATGGAAATTTTAAAGTACATAAATTTACAGGACCAGGTACTTTTCAAGTTACAACTGAAGCAGAAAATTCTCCAGATAATGTAGTAGATTATTTAGTAGTAGCTGGCGGTGGTGCGGGTGGAATGAATAACACAGGAGGAAACTCTGGTGGCGGAGGAGGTGCTGGTGGAACTAGATTTTCAGCAACAACTTATTGTTCAAGCTCACCTTTAAAAGCACCTGCAGGTTTACCGGTTTCAGCAACATCTTATCCAATTACAGTTGGAGCAGGTGGTGTAGGAGCTGCTGGCCCTTGTTCAGCAAGAGGTGCTCCAGGTAATGATGCCGTATTTTCAACAATCACATCTGGAGGAGGTGCCGGTGGTGGTAGTGGAGTTAATAAAGATGGTCGTGACGGAGGTTCAGGTGGCGGTGGAGCTGGAGTAAATGGACCTGGTGGTGGTGCGGCAGGAGGTGGAAACAGTCCTTCTGTTAGTCCAGCACAAGGAAATAATGGTGGAGCTGGAAACAATGGATCTGATCACCAAGGTGGTGGCGGTGGAGGATTTACCGCTGTAGGTCAAGCAGGAGCTTGTGGTGGAGATGGTGGAGCAGGTTTAGCAATAAGTATTACAGGATCACCAGTCGCTCATGGTGGCGGAGGTGGTGGTGGAAGAGGTGCCCCTAGTGCAGCACCAGCTGTTCCTCAAGGAGGATTAGGTGGTGGAGGTAATGGTTCTGACAATCCTTTACCAGGTGGAAACCCTAGTGGAAGTGCAGGAGGTTCAGGAACTGTAAACACCGGTGGTGGCGGAGGTGGAACTAATTTTAGTAATAATGGTGGTTCAGGAGGATCTGGAGTAGTAATAATAAGGTATAGATTTAAATAATTGAATGATAATTAAAAATAAGATATAAGGAGAAACATTATGGCACATTTTGCAAAAATAGGATCAAACGGAAAAGTTATTCAAGTATTAACTTTAGATAATAAAGATATGCTTAACGCTGATGGTGTTGAAGACGAAACAGTAGGTCAACAATATTTAGAACAACATAATAATTGGCCTGCACAAATGTGGATTCAAACTTCATACAACACATCAGGTAATACACACAAAGATGGCGGAACACCTTTAAGAGGAAATTACGCAGGTATAGGTTATACTTGGGATGAAGATAATAATATCTTTTGGCCTCAAAAATCTTTTGCTTCTTGGGTAAAAGATACTACAACTGCAAATTGGAAATCACCAATTGGTGATGCTCCAGCATTGACAGCTGAACAAGAATCACAAAATACTCCAGCAGATGAAAATACACCTGCTACTCATAATTGGGTATATTTGTGGAATGAAGACGGACAGTCTTGGGACTTGACAGATACAAAAGCATAAATTAAAAATGGTGGTGGTATGCAAAAGAAAGTATTAACAGAGCAAGCTTTATATTACGGTGATGTAGCGATGCCTAAAGATTGGGACATTGACCTAGATAAATTACAAAACGACATTTTAAAATCAAAAGTTACAGATTCACCTTTTCCATTTTCACGAACTTGGGATATGTTAAATACATATATGCGAGATCATGTTAATCTTAAATATGGTTTTAATTTAATTAACAAAGAAACGTGGGGTAATATGTATAAGCGACAAGAAAGAACAATTCCGTTATTAAATATAGATCCAGTAGATTTACGTAACTCACCTGATTATACTTTGTTATATGGTGTAAATGTTAGAGACTGTAATGTTAGAATACATTACGAAGATAACAGACGTAAAGGTAGAAGTTGGGATATAGAACTTAAAAATAATATGTTTATTATGTTTCCATCAACTAATATGTATTACATAACCAATAATCAAAAGGATAGTTTAAATTTTATACAAACTATATTGTATGAATATATCTAATTACTATTGGTATTTTAAATCAGCATTAACACCTAAATTTTGTGATGATGTTATAGCCTATGCTAATCAACAAAAAGAAGTTATGGCAAGAACTGGTGGCTATGGTGATAGAAAATTAAAAAAAGAAGAAGTATTAGATTTAAAAAGAAAAAGAAACTCTGATTTAGTTTGGTTAAATGATACTTGGATATATAAAGAATTACATCCTTATGTACACGAAGCTAATAGAAGTGCGGGTTGGAATTTTGATTGGGAAAGATCTGAATCGTGTCAGTTTACAAAATATAAACTAAACCAATACTACGATTGGCATTGTGATGGTTGGGATAAACCCTATGATCGTAAAGATAAAAATGATCCTGATAATGGTAAGATTAGAAAACTATCTATGACTTGTCAGTTAACAGATGGTTCAGAATACAAAGGTGGAGAATTAGAGTTTGATTTTAGAAACTATGATCCTCACATGAGAGATGAATCAAAACATAAAATACAATGCAAAGAAATATTACCAAAAGGATCTATTATTGTATTTCCTAGTTTTGTGTGGCATAGAGTTAAACCAGTAACATCAGGCACAAGATATAGTCTTGTGGTATGGCATTTAGGGAGGCCTTTTAAATAATGTTTATAAATAGTTATTTTCCAACTGTAATATGGAATGAGGAAAAACCAGAGTTTGTTAAATCGTTAAACAAAGCAAGTAATAAATATATTACTGATGCTCGTAAAAGAGAAAAAGAATTTATAAAAAAACACGGTGACTTTGGAAGATCATATCACTCAACGCCACTTACAACTGATAATGATTTTTTAGATTTTAGAAATTACATTGGTCAAAAATCTTGGGAGTATTTAGATCATCAAGGCTATGATATGAAACAATACACAACTATGTTTAGTGAGATGTGGGTACAAGAGTTTGCTAAAAAAGGTGGTGGTCATCATTCAGCACACATACATTGGAATCAACACGTATCAGGATTTTATTTTTTAAAAGCTAGTGATAAAACTTCTTACCCTGTATTTCACGAACCAAAGACTGGTGCAAGATGTACAAAATTAAAAATGAGACCAGACTTAAAAGGTGTATGGGCAGGTCACGAACAATTTCATTTACGTCCAAAGCCTGGAACATTAATTATATTTCCAGGGTACTTGGAACACGAATTTGCAGTAGATTTTGGTCAAGAGCCTTTCAGATTTATACATTGGAATATAACAGCTATACCAAAAGAAATGGCAAAAGATGTTTAAAAAGAAAAAGTATACAGTTATTCGTAAAGCTATATCAAAAGACTTAGCATCTTTTATTGCAAATTATTTTTTAATGCAAAAACAAGTTTATGATACTTGTAGACAAGCAAGATACTTTTCTCCATTTGAAAATATACTTGGATACTATGAAGATCCAGTAGATGTTCAAATACCAAATACTTATTGTCAATATGCTAATGTAGCTATGGAAACTTTAATGTTAAAATGTCAACCAGAAATGGAAAAAGTAACAGGATTAAAATTAT